CAACATAGATGATAATTTAAAATACAACGCAAACAACTTAGCATTAACACTAAGTGGTATACCCAGTGGTCAAGACTATTTGCGACAAATACTAGAAAGTCCTGTAAAAGGCGGAAATGTAACACTTAAAAGAGCATTTGTTGATAGTAGCACAATGGAACTAAAGAGTGGTGTTTACACACGTTTTAAGGGTGTTATAACCAACTTTAAAATAGACGAAACAGTAAATGTGTTAAGTAAACAGATGGACTATGCTGTAACAGTATTACTAGCAAGTCAATTAACAGTATTAAGTGAAAAGATAACAGGACAAAGAACAAACCCAGAAGACCGCAAAAGACTGTTTCCAGCAGATAAAAGTTTTGATAGAATACCTATTCTATATAATACAGCATTTGACTTTGGTAAACCGTATTCTACAAATGGCGGATATGGTGGAGGCGGTGGCCCAGCACGGGATCGTCGTAGACAAGAACAAAGATAACAAAGATATAAAGGATATAAAGATATGATAAGACAAGCAGATGTAAAAGATTTTGACAAGATTAAGAAGATGTTCATCAACTTCGCCAATAGTGCGCCAGTTGATTACTTACACAACCCACAATATGATGACGATCACATAGATCAAATATTGTTTAATTGTAGTAGAAGTGGAGTATTGCTATACGCAGAACAAGATGGTAAACCAGCAGGCTTTTTTATAGCCATGCCAGCAGGTGATTTTTGGTTACCTAAAATACAACCTGTTATGCGTGAAGCCGCATGGTGGGTAGAACCAGAACACAGAGATGGCACAATTGGAGGCAAACTGTTTCTTCAATATGTCCATGTATGTAAAGAATTAAAGAAACGTGGATTGATACAAGGTTACACAATGACATTAATGGATCAATCACCAGAAATCAAATTGGAAAAGTATGGCTTTAAACCAATTGAAACAATATATTACGCAGAGTAGGAAGTAGGAGTAAGCAATGGCAGTATTCACAGCAATAGGAACAGCAATAGCAACAGCAATAGGTGGCGCACTTGTTACCACAGTGGCAGGTGCTGTAGTGCTATCAACGTTTGGAACTATTGTAGCAGGTGTTATTGCGGCAGGACTAGCCTTTGGAACAGCAAAACTAATGGGGGTCTTTGATGTTCCAAATATTGGCGATAATGCTAGGGCAAATGGATCAAAAGTCCAAGTTGCCCCAGGCACTGATAACAAGATAGGTGTGGCCTACGGACGTAATTTCATGAGTGGACCTATCACAGATGTGGCTATAACAAATGGCAATGACACAATGAATTATTGTATCACACTAAGTGAATTTGTTGAAGGCGAAACATACACAGTTAACCAAGTCTTTTGGGGCGATAAGAAACTGACATTTAATAATGCTACTGTAACTGGTTTTACAGATGCCAACAGCACATCAGATACTGATTGGAATGGCAAGATAAGAGTAAGAGTTTATGCTGGCGGAACAGCAAGTGCTAATCAAATATTCCCCACAACATCTAAAGTAAATGCCACCACAATGATGAGACATTGGACAGATACCACAAACTACAGTATGGAAGGTTTAGTGTTTGTCATGATAGAAGTTGATTATGATGCTGAAAACGGCTTAACAGGCTTAGGCGCAATGACACTTGATATGACTAACAGTATGAATAATCCAGGAGAAGTGTTATTTGATTACATGACAAACAGCAGATATGGTGCTGGACTTAGTAACAGTGACATAGATATCACAAGTATACTAGGCACATCAAATGCTGATATGAAAGGCTACTGTAATGAATTAGTCAATTACACAAACAAAGCCAATGTAAGTGCCAACATTGCTAGATATCAAATTAATGGATATTTAAGCACGTTTGACAGTTGTATGGACAACATTGACAAGATATGTCGTAACAGTTCTACATACTTTACATTTGACGGCAAGCAAGGTAAATTTAAAGCAGTTCCTAACAGACCATATAGCACAGGCGAATTAGCAAATGCGTTCGTGTTAAATGACGACAACATAGTAAGTAAGATATCTATTAGTAGCACAGAATTATATCAACAATTAAATAGTGTAACTGTAGAGTTTGCTGATCAAAACAGAAAAGACCAAACAAACACGGTGTTCGTAGAAACACCAACTGCGGAAAGAAATACAGGCGAACCAGACAATAATTTAGATTACAGATTACAGTTAGTTAACAATAATATACACGCACAACAACTTGGAAACATTGATCTAAATCAAAGTAGAAAAGGTATGGTAGTCGAACTTACAAGTGACTTTAGTGGATTACAAATAGACGCAGGCGATGTAGTAAAAGTAAACAACAGTGACTATGGCTTTACAGATAGACTATTCCGTGTTATGAAGAACACAGAATCACTTGGACAAGATGGTATGATAAACTGCGGTTTGATACTTTTAGAATATGATCCTACTGTTTATTTAGATCCTGTAGCAATAGTAGAAAGTCCAGAAGAAGATGATGACAGTGAAATACCAAGTGAAGAAGAAGGTGTTATATTATTAAGAACACAATATGGTAACTGGTTTAGAAATGTTGTTCAAACAAGCACATCAGGTTCAGGTAGTGGTGCCAAGTTTATTGTTCATAACGCAATAGGTAGTTCAACATATGATGCTGTATATGTTCAGGCAGGTTTTGCCGGCACAGGATATGTTAACTCAGAAACAATTACTGTAGCAGGTAACACACTATTTGGTAGATCGCCAGAAAACGATTTAACATTCCAAGTAGCAGGTGTAAATGCCAGTGGTAATTTAAGTCTATTGCTAGGTAGCACACAAAACATAACAGGTAATAGTGCTATAGGTAACGTAGCCGCTAGAGGTAATGTAGTTAGTGGTGTTACAATGGGCAACAAGGCGGCTGGCGGACAAGTTGGAGAAGATCCTGCCGCAAACGTAGATCTTGTAGATAACTCAACAACATTTAGACAAATTATACCCACAGAAACAATTGACTTAACTGTTACAGAAAATGGTAGGTATGGTGTGAGATTTGATGCTTTACCACTAGGTCAAGTTCCAGGTGGTGGATTTGATGTTGGATTAAAAATAGAAATAGACGGAGACTTTGCCAACAACAACACCATAAGCAATTATGTAGGCTATCAATTACAGTGGCAAAACAATACCACACTACTCACTGGCACAAGAGTAAACACAGAGTTTGTTGTCACAGAACAAATGGTATTAGCACAAATAAGAGTATCAGGATATAACACAATGGCAAACGTAGGTGGTGCTCCTAATACAGTAGGATTTACAAACATGGAATTGGATATGTTTAAAATACAGAAAGCAGATCTCACTGATATAACATGGGATTATGATCCATCTAGACAGATACCTTAAGGAGTAAAAATGAACACTTGGATAGTATATTACAGCAATAACGGTAGGTTAGCAAAACACAATTACGTGGCATCTGAAGCCAAAGTTCGAATGTTCTGTGCTAATAATCCTGGACTCACATACATGGCAGGCAGTTGTCATGCTGATAACTGTAAAGTAAATGTAAATGTAACACCGCATGTGGTAGAACACAATGTAAACAAACCTCCTGTAAGTGCTTATATAAGAACCAAAAGAAACATATTCTTAAAGGACTGTGATTGGACAGTAGGTGTTGATTCACCACTATCAGACAGTAAAAAAGCAGAATGGCAAACATACAGACAGCAATTACGTGACCTAATGGACACTTATGCTGATGAAACAGATCAAAACAACGTTGTTTGGCCCACGCCACCTGCTTAATTAGATAAATACATATTAAATTAAGCCTATAATGCCTCAGTGTTATAGGAATACCCTTCAGGAGTAGAAATTATGAAAAGTAAATTCATCAAAACATCATGAGCGGCCGGCTTTTATCCTTCAGCAAGTATATTTCTTCAGCAGATAATGTTCAAGTATTAGAAGTATTCAAAGACACCGCATCAACATTCACATACAACTACGGTGTTGATATATCAAATTATACGTTTGAACTAAGTGCTCAAACATTAGTAGTGAATAGTATGGCGTATGATCGTGTATCCGGTGATGCATCGTTCTCAGATTCAACTATTATAGGCAGTTTTGCCAACAGCGAAATAGCAAGTAGTAACATAAACAGATTAAGTAATGCCGCAGGAACAGTCAACATAACTATTCCCGGTGATTTATATACAGGTAACGTTTTACCAGACAGTAGAGGCGAAACACCTATTACTGTTGTAGGAGTAAGATGGACCAACACAGGCGTAACTCCAAATACTGTAGATGAACATAGATGGGCACTCATACATAGATACTCACCAGATTCAACTATAGGAAAACCAAGCACATCAGCAGGCTTTACTGCCTTAGTAACAACTTAAGGAGGTAACATGGCAATATCCACTATATCGGTTACCGCAAATACCTCCACTATAAGTGTAGACACTACTACAAATACAGTAAGTGTTACATCAACCCCTCCCACAGTAACAGTAGGAACAGCAACGCAGGTTACAACAGCAGAAATTAGAGGTGCGTTAAGCAACGTATCACCGATTCTTTATAATTCAACATCAGGTGTAATTAGTTTTGATGGCAGTAGTGTTTTTACAGGTAGAACAACAGACGACTTAGCAGAAGGGTCAACAAATCAGTATTTCACAGCCGCCAGAGCAAGAAGTAACATAAGTGTTACAGATTCAGGGGGATTAGGCAGTCTAGTCTATAACAGTGGAACTGGTGTAATTACATACACTGGTGGAACAGATTTAGAATTAAGAGACAAAATATCAGTTACAGATTCAGGTGGCTTTGGTAGTTTAACATACAGTAATGCTACAGGTGTAATTAACTTTACAGGAACAAGCACCACAGACGTAAGAAGCAGTATAAGTGCTGGAACTGGTGTTACTTATAACAGCGGCACTGGTGTAATTAGTGCTCTAGGCTTAAACAGCACTTCAGCATATGGAACAAGCGAAGGTGTAGCATCAAATACCCATGGTATATATCCAACAGGTATTCAATACACATACCCCTTTGATTTAGTAAACAACTATGATCCAAGCACTGGTGGTTTTAGTGTAGCATATCCAACAAAACTATTTGAAGGTGTTATGAACAATAGTGTAGGTGTTGATACTACTAGAGGTCATGTATTGGCTGTAGTAGGTGTTCACACAGACGGTAGACCTTTAGTTGATTATTATGATCACAGTAATGTTGAACTAAACGTGCCAGCAGGTGTGTTTATGGAGGCAGACTCCGTCACTGGCCTAGGATCTAATGTAGTTTGTAAAGTTATGACAGAAGGTTATATCACATTAGGTAAAGACCTTTTTGGTATAAACAGTTGTAATCACGGCGATGTGTTATATGCTAGAGGCACAGGCTCACCAAATAGAGGTGGATATGGTAATGAACCATTGGCAAACGCAACAATTATTGCGCCTATAGGTAGAAAAATAGGCACAGGTAGCCTACTATCAACTATTTACGTTGATGCTAATCAAACAGCAATATCAACCGATAATGGCAACGCAAGTGTTACACAAAATACACTTGCTGATGGTATAACAAAAGCAGGTCCTGGTATATTACAAGTTCCAGGCAGTGAACTAGAAGCAGGCGTAGGCGGTAGTGCTGGTTTAACAATAGTAAACAGACCATGGGGTCATAGAATTAATCTCAGTTTAGTAAGTATTCCTACACTAAATGATGCTCCTAAGACATTTGAGATTGTTGGGGTTGATTTAGGTGCTAACAAAGCCATAGCATTACAAGATATAAACTTAGCAAACCTTGACAACGCAACATCAGGCTTTGTTTCAAACGCACAGGTATTAAGTCACATAAGTTCAAACCCATTAACTGTAGGTGGCAACTTAAACGTATCAGGTAACATTATAGCAACAGGTAACATTGATTATGAGAACGTTACTGACTTGTTTGTTACTGATCAAAAGATTACACTAAACGCAAATGCGGCAACAGACGCCAACGTTGAAATTATAGCAAACAGACCGCAAACTACCAGTGTAAAAGTCAAATGGAATGAAGACACAGATAGATGGACATTTACCAATGATGGTAGCACTTTTTACAATTTAGCAACATCAACAAGTGATATAGCAGAAGGCACTAACTTATACTATACAGTTGCTAGAGCCAATACTGCTATAACAGACTTTGATGGTGTGTTAACTCCAAGCAGTTTAACAGCAACAGGTAATATTCAAGGTTCTTTTGTTAAAGGCAATGGTAGTGAATTAACAGGATTAACAACAAGTCAAGTAAGTGAAGGAACTAACCTTTACTATACAGATGGTAGGTTTGATACAAGATTAAGTGCTAAGTCAACAAGTGATCTAAGTGAAGGCACAAATTTATACTTTACAACAGCAAGAAGTAATGTAGCATTTGATGATAGATTAGCAGATAAGTCTACTACTAATTTAGCAGAAGGAACTAACCTTTACTACACAACAGCAAGAGCAAATAGTGCCATTGCTGATTATACAGGCACAATAAGCACAGGTAACACTATAAGTGGCACCACAGT